TTAGCGGTAAAGTATTCGAGCACTGCAGCGATAACATCTAATGCTGCAAAGCATACGAGCGGGAAAAAGAAACCAGAAAAAAGTGCGGCTAGGTATTCCATTGTGATCACCCTAACGAGGCGAGGTGATCTGAAATTTCGCGCAGCCGAAAAGCAAAAATGAGGCGGTTCCGATAACGCTCGACATTATCACCATGCGATACGCGAGCGCACCATGTCCCGAAACTGCTATTCGATTTTAATATCTGAAAGACGCAGCCGTCGGCATAACCTACATACTCACCACGACGAAACGCTGATTTTTCGATGTTGCTATACATAGTCGAAACTCCCAGTTAGTTAATCGACGGGATGCATCATCTCACAACACAACAGCGTGTAACAAGTTTTATTGTATTGCATCCATCATGCGGTTATTCTGTAATGGGTAGATTTACGGTAAACCAACCACAAAACCACCCACAAACACCCACAATGGCAAAGCAATCCTTTATACCTTTAGACTGAATCTAAAAGTGTGGGTAGCTGGGGTGAGTAAAATGGTGAGCAGATCACCCACGCCTAACCTACTGAAAGTGTCGAATAAAACTCGAGTGTGGTATGTGTGGTATGTTGGTTAAAAATTGAAAAAAAAAGATATGGGTATATAAAGAAAATACAAATGTCTCGGGATACCGTCCGAAACTACCACGCAGTACTTTGTTGCTGCATAAAATCCCTACTGTTGCTCTAATGCAACAATCCCTACCCTCTCGCCTACCTGTTGCGTGATGTCAACGTCCACGCTGCGGTTGTTGCGTAGACGCTACACTCAAGGTTGTTGCGTGGATGCTACGTCTGCCTGGTGGATGTTGCGCTGGTGCCACACTTGGTGCAGGCGTCATGCCTTGACGTTACGTTATAACGTAATGGGGGGGGTAGGGCCGAGGGGTTGCCGGTCATAGTTACGATGCCCTCACAAAAACTTTTTAATTTTTTTCACACTCACTAGAAAACTTATTGCAATTACCGTTGTGTGTTCACTACACTTCGCCACAATGTTTGTTGTAACAACACCCGCCACGCCTATCCGTGGAAGCGCACCAGGGCGGGTTTCTTTCGCATGAGTTCCTTCAAGTCGATTACGTTTGAGCCTAGAGAGATCAAGGCATCGCCGGAACTCCTAGAGAAGATTTACGAAGCGTCACGGTTAGGGCTGAAGGGTGATGCGTTGGCGTATGCTGCGGGCTTGCAGCCTGTGGAGTTTCGCCAGTTATGCCAGCTAGACAATGCTGCTTCGATTGCCGAGGCCAAGGGTCGTGCTGACGCTGAGGTGGAGGCGGCGTCGGTGCTGCGTAATGCTGCGCTCGATGGTGACGCAAAGTCCGCGCTTGAGTTGCTTAAACACCTTCACGGATGGGTTGCCAAGACGCAGGTGCAGGTCGACGTTAAGTCGCAGATCAGCATCGTTGCGGCTTTGCAGGAAGCGGAGTCTCGCGTCCTCACTGGCCGCGTATATGACGCTGAACGGGTGGCATTAGCCTCGCCAAACCCTCCGGTTGCTACTGCTAATCTTGCTAATTCTGCTACGGTAGAAGCCAATGCAACTGCCGATCTATAGTCCCGAAGACGAACAACTGCTCATGGCAAAGCTATGGGCGCCTAAGGTCAAAGACGACCCCGAGGCGTTCGTTATGTTCGCCTTTCCGTGGGGACAGAAAGGTACGCCCCTTGAGCACTTCCACGGCCCCCGTAAGTGGCAACGCAAAATACTTCGGGACATCGCAGAACATATTGCTGCGAATAAACAGGCTACGGCCTACGAAGTGATGCGTATGGCGACCTCCTCGGGTCGCGGTATCGGTAAGTCTGCGCTGGTGTCGTGGCTAATCCTCTGGATGCTCTCGACCCGCATAGGGTCTACGACCATCGTATCGGCTAACTCGGAAGCCCAGCTGCGCTCGGTGACGTGGGCAGAAATCACCAAGTGGGCTGCCCTTCTGATGAACTCCCATTGGTTTGAAATCTCGGCTACCCGCGTCATGCCGGCTAAATGGCTCGCAGAACTGGTCGAGCGTGACCTCAAGAAAGGTACCCGCTATTGGTCGGTTGAGGGTCGCCTGTGGTCGGAGGAGAACCCAGACTCGTATGCCGGTGTCCACAACCACGACGGCGTAATGGTGATCTTCGACGAAGCCTCCGGTATCCCCGACCCCATCTGGTCAGTGACCGCCGGCTTCTTTACCGAAAACACTCCCAACCGCTTCTGGTTCGCGTTCAGTAACCCCCGCCGTAACGAGGGGTACTTCTTTGAGACGTTCCACGGGAAACGTGCTTTTTGGCGTACCCAGAATATCGACGCCCGCTCGGTGGAAGACACCGATAAGGCGGTCTACGAGCAGATTATCGACGAATACGGCCCCGATTCCGTCCAAGCAAAGGTAGAGGTTTATGGCGAATTTCCGTCGGATGGTGATGAGCAGTTCATATCGCCTACTGTTGTGGACACCGCGATGGTTCGCCCGCGATATAAAGATGAAACTGCTCCTGTCATTATTGGAATCGACCCCGCCCGTGGTGGTGCGGACTCTACCGTAATTGCCGTCCGCCAAGGCCGCGACATTGTTGCGATCCACCGCTATAAAGGCGAGGACACAATGGAAATCGTCGGTCGCGTCATCGAAAACATCGAGAAGTATCGCCCGGTGCTAGCGGTTATCGACGAGGGGGGTTTGGGGTACGGCATCCTCGACCGACTGAAAGAGCAGCGGTACAAGGAAGTGCGTGGGGTCAACTTCGGCTGGAAAGCCAAGAACCCGATTATGTGGAAAAACAAACGCGCCGAACTCTGGGGCAATATGCGCGAATGGCTCAAGGATGCGAGCCTTCCGCAAGACCGGGTGCTGAAGTCCGACCTTTGCGGCCCCCACTATAAGTTCGATTCGATGGGCGCCGTGCAGCTAGAGGGTAAGAAAGAAATGAAAGCCCGAGGGCTGGCCTCGCCCGACGCCGCCGACGCTATTGCTATCACATTTGCATTTCCTGTTGCATCACGCGAATATAGGCAAGCGGAAGTGCGCCGGTCGTATACACAGACGGGCGTGCTTACTTCGTGGATGGGGTCGTAATGGCAAAGTCTGTGTCACTGTCGGTCAAGCGCGGAGAGAAGCTCTCGACGAAATCGGGAGCCGGACTCACCGCTAAAGGGCGCGCAAAGTACAACCGTGCGACCGGATCGAAACTAAAGGCGCCTGCGCCAAACCCTAAAACGAAAGCCGACGCCGGAAGAAAAAAGTCTTTCTGTGCGCGTATGGGCGCAATTGCCAAGAAGACCGCTCCTGGCAGTCGCGCAAGAGCGTCTCTGCGGCGATGGAAGTGCAGATGAGTCACAAGAAAGGGCTATATGACAATATCCATGCAAAGCGCGCACGAATCGCTGCGGGTAGCGGCGAGAAAATGCGTAAACCTGGCACAAAGGGCGCTCCTACGGCTAAAGCTTTTCGTGCTTCTGCCCGCACTGCCAAGAAACGAGGACGTAAGTAATGCCCCTAGTAAAGTCATCGAGCAAGTCCGCGTTCCGAAAAAACGTCGGAGCGGAAGTGAAAGCCGGAAAGCCGGTCAAACAAGCAGTCGCAATCGCGTACAGCGTAAAGCGAAAAGCAGTAGCAAAAAAAGGTAAGCGCAAATGAAAACGATCGACCCGATCAAAAAGTTGAATTCCCGCGAACCGAAGGTTAGCAACGGCGGTATGCCGGATCGTAACAAGCCGACGAATCACAAGGATTTGCACGGCACGATTCCCGCTAAACTGAACGTCCGCGCAATTGCTCGCAAGTTTAAGTAAATTATGGCTAAAGACCCCACAGGCATAGCAGGCGCGGCAAAGGTTGCTAACACGCCCACTAGGCGTGGGGGCAAAGACCCTGCCGACATTCTGGCGCAGGCTCGTCACCGATTGACGATGGCCTTGGGGGCTTATTCGGATAGCCGAGAAGACGAACTGGACGACCTGCGCTTTATGGCAGGTTCTCCCGACAATCAGTGGCAATGGCCGGCGGACGTGCTTGCCACTCGTGGTTCAGTGCAGGGTCAGACGATTAATGCGCGCCCGTGCCTCACGATTAACAAGCTCCCGCAGCACGTCCGGCAGGTGACTAACGATCAGCGCCAGAACCGCCCTGCGGGTAAGGTTATTCCGGTCGACGACGCCGCCGACATCGAAGTGGCAGAAGTGTTTGACGGCATGGTGCGGCACATTGAGTACATCTCAAATGCCGACGTAGCCTACGACACGGCGTGCGAGAACCAAGTGACGTATGGCGAAGGTTATTTCCGCCTGCTCACCGAATACTGCGACGACAACACGTTCGACCAGGACGTGCGTATCGCCCGTATCCGTAACTCGTTTAGCGTCTACATGGACCCCACGATCCAAGACCCGTGCGGTGAGGATGCGGAGTGGTGCTTCATTACCGAGGACATTCCTCGGGAAGAATACGAACGGATGTTCCCCGACGCGCAGCCGATCTCCTCAATCATGGCGCAGGGCGTGGGCGATTCGTCCATCTCGCAATGGATTGACGAGAACACCGTCCGCATCGCTGAATACTTTTACATTCAGCACGAAAAGCAGACGCTGAACCTGTATCCCGGCAACCAGACCGCATTTGAGGGTTCGCCGGAAGCCAAGCAGTTTGAAATGGTCGGCATGGAGCCGATCCGTACCCGTGAAGTCGATGTCCGCAAAGTTAAGTGGATGAAGACGAACGGCTACGAAATCCTTGAAGAGCGCGATTGGGCGGGCAAGTTCATTCCCGTCATTCGCGTCATTGGCAACGAATTTGAAGTCGATGGGCAGGTGTACATCTCTGGCCTTGTGCGTAACGCCAAGGACGCCCAGCGTATGTACAACTACTGGGTATCGCAGGAAGCCGAAATGCTGGCTCTGGCGCCCAAGGCTCCGTTCATCGGCTACGGCGGTCAGTTTGAAGGGTACGAACAGCAGTGGAAGACTGCTAACACGACTAACTGGCCGTATCTCGAGGTCAATCCCGACGTAACGGACGGCGCCGGCAATACGTTGCCGCTCCCGCAGCGCGCACCGCCTCCGCTTGCCCAAACCGGCTTGATTCAAGCCAAAATGGGTGCGTCGGACGACATTAAAGCTACAACGGGTCAATATGATTCGAGCCTAGGCGCCACGTCTAACGAGCGTTCGGGTCGAGCCATTCTGGCGCGTGAAAGGCAAGGCGACACAGGCACATATCATTTTGTAGACAACCTGGCTCGCGCCATTCGCTATTCCACGCGCCAACTCGTTGACCTTATCCCCAAGATTTACGATACGCAGCGCATTGCTCGCATCATCGGCATCGATGGGGAAATC